TGATCAGACATCCAGTTCGGATCTCGCAGAACATTTTCGATTCGAATGTTGTTCAAGGTCCAGTAAACGATCCGCAGTTCATCGCCCTCCAGGGTCTTTCGCCAGGCCACGAAGTCTGTGGTCTTCGGCTTGTACTCAATCACCCCTGTATCGTAGGCTACAAACACTCCCTTGTATGGCGACTCTGAGTTCGTCCACTCGGTCTTTCCACACGTCTTGAACTGCATCTCTACGTAATCACACTCATCAATATTCGTGCACTCCATCTGCATCTGCATCTGATGATAGTAATCATCGGGGATAGGTGAGTCCTGCGTGAACTTACGGGAGATCGGGCACTTGAATTCCACAAGTTTGCCCCAACGATAATCCATCTTGTCCTTGGTGAGGACAATCCCATCGGGAGACGCACCTAGGAACTTGTACAGGGGATGACTCACACACGTGGTGTCCACGATCTCCGCTCCACCTTGGATGTCACCATAAATCTCCTTGGCCAGCGGCTCAAATTGGGTACCCCACATACACGCCGTCATCATCCCCCCTCCCGAGGGCTTTGGTCCGTCCAGTTTCCGCATCAAGAGTTCTTTCTTTCCTGATGGCGTCGCTGTCTTGAACGCTTTCGTCACTTCTGACGCTGTAATCATTTCAGATCGTTTGGCGTGCCAGGCATCCGTTCGCTGGTCAGCAACGCCGTAGTCTCGGAGGACTTTGAATACCGATCGCCGCCTAGCCCAAACTTTACCCATGTGGGAATCCAGAAGTCGGTATACCTGTGCTTTATAGTTCTTGTAGTGATATCCACGATTCCGACAGATTGCCTTGATTCGGTGGGTGAGGTGCGTACAGGCATCGAGCGGAAGTTCAAAGACATCCATTAGTTTATCCCGAGAGATCTATGAAAAGGTATTCGTTTTACATCCGACGGCGGCGAGTACGACCGCCCTTCTTCGCCTTACGGGTCTTGCGGGGCTTAGGCTTTGATTCCTTCGCCCGAATCGCTGCTTCGAGTGCCGCGACCTTCTCCTCTGCCTGGCGAACAAGTTCGGGTTTCTTTTTGTACATCTCGTGCAGCAGGGTATCCTCCTTACCGCTGACCAGATGCTTTCCCGTGTGAGCAATGTGGACAATATCCTTCGCGATCTTGAGTTCGTGGTGAAGAGCGGATAACGAGGGCATTTGGTTTGTTATGAACCGATATATTTCTACGAGTCGTTTACAGAAAAGGTGTCGGTCATACACAATGACGACCACATCTACAACTGAGATCTCAACGCAGGAAGATTGGGTCCTTCATCGTCTCACCAATTTCTATACCCCCGAACGTCTAACTCTTCTCCGCGATATTCTGGCCAATAAGACGAATATTTCCCTACGTATTCTGGACTGGTTTGTGACCAACTATTCCAAGATGAACAATGTATCCTACATTTCTAAGGCAGGGAAGCATGTGATTGTCTACCTTGCGTACAAGTCGCATCTCAAGGCGTATAGCAAGAAGATGTTTGACCCCTTCTGTCGTCACGCCCGCATTGATTTCCAGGGAGTATCTACCACGGTTGGCCAGCTGAACTTCTTTGCGTGGGCTATGGAGGACGATGTGATTGACTACCTGTTTGAGCACCGCGATGATATTCATGCAGATATGGAAACTAGGATGAATGTGGGGGGAGGAAACGAGGCCAAGAAGGCTGTGGGGGCCGAGCATACTCGCAAGAAGCGACATGAACTGTCCCATTCAGCTACGAAGTCACTCAAGAAACATGACGTAAAAATCATGGTTTCGTTTTCGTAGTGTGAAATAATGTTATCCTTTCACCGCAAGGTTGTGTATCCAGCTGATACAGACATTGCTGATTTTGATTTAGATACAGACGTCGAGGAGTACAACTACGATGGACGTCTAGTGTTTCGCGGAAATCTTGATCCTGCTTATTCGGACGATGAGTTCCAGGTGTACTGGCTGTATGATGACTACAATAAACGAGTCGGTCTGGCCGAACACCACGGAGACAAGGAACATACGTGCTACTGGATTCGCGACAATGTATATTCCACCCTCTTTCAGGAAGATGGGTGGACGTGCCGTGACCGTACGCTCTGGAACATTATGGCTCCTTCTGCCTATGAAGACTGTATGCGCAACGGCTGGACAACTGTTGATTCCCTAAGATCACGCACGTCTCTCACGATTGTTCGCCCCCAAGATGTCCTGGTGTACGAACCCCCCGATGCTCTTTGCATACGATGTGGAAGCAGTCAGGGGAAGGGACATGCTGGATGCCAAATGGAAAAACACGAGCCACGCTACGACGTGTTCTTCACGTTATTTGTTGATGATGATGGTCTGCTTTACGTACCTCCAGCGGATACACGTGCTTACGGTGCTGCACTACCGACCTTACGACGGCCCTTAGCAGCAGGCTTAGGCTCAGAGATCTCTACGATGGGCGTGGGAGCCGTAGGGGCGGGAGCGGGAGCGGGAGCAGGGGCCTCGGACTCCTCCTCATCCTCGCCCTCCTCATCGTCGTCGTCATCGGCGAGTGCGGCCTTAGCACCACCAGACACGGGGACCGGTGCCTCACCATCATCCTCGTCGTCCTTGAACATATCGCGAGCCGTCTGACGCTTGCGCTTGGTGACCTGGACATAGGTCGGCTTCCACGTCAGACCGAAGCCCTGACCGATGACGTAGATGCTGCCGCTCGCCACGATCTTGGCGGCACAGCCCTTCGGGAAGGCATCCTGAAGACCGGACGGCTGGAGAACAATGTCGTTCTCGTCGGCGTCAATCACATCCATGCTGACCTTGCCGTCGTACACGGGCAGCTTGAAACGGAGGGACGGCGGGTACTTGCCGTTCGGGACCCAGCCATCATTCGTCTTGTCCACTGAAACCGACAGGAACTTGTTGAACGAGTCGCGGATGGACTCCTCGCCACGCTTCTTGCCGAACCACTGGGCCGAGTTCGCGACTGCGGCCTGGATCACAGCCTCCTGGAACTCACGGAGGAAGTTGTAGGCCTTGGAGATATCGTCAGACCCTGACGCCACCGCCTGGGCATACGGATCGCAGCCCTGGAGAGACGCCGACATTGTGTACGACGTTGAGAGGCTACCATCCTTGTTCTCATTGTCCTTCGTCAGGCAGCCGCCCGGGAAGGTGAACTGAGGGAAACGGAACTGAACATTCTGCGACTTGTACTTGAACGGAATTGAGACACCACCCTTTGCGTTACGCTTCACGTCGGAGAACTGGATATCGGCGGCATTGATCTTGCAGATGTTGACTACGGCAGGAGCGGACATTTCTTTACTTTGGTTGTGCTTTCCTATTTCCTAGGTTCCGCCTGATCCGTTTTGCCCTCATGTTTCCGTATCGGATCCTTTGCTTTGATTTTCGTATCTTAAACTTGTAATAGGTAGAGAATGAGCTGTTTAGCTTGTAAAAACAAGACATCCACCGACAGATGTGAATCAAAGGCCATAACGAAGCTTGCCTACTGTGGTCGGCATATGCGGTGCAAGAATCCCAATGCGTGGATTGCAACTCGTCCTACTCTCCTACGAGTGCTTATTCGTTTCCAGGGCCGGTGCAGGGGATTTATTGCCCGTATTCCTATTCGTACCGCCGGTCTAGGTGTTCTCAGACGGTCTCTATGTCACAACGATACCGAGATTATAACGATGGAAGGAAAAACCGAAGTTCATCCTCACGACTATTTTTCTGTTGAGGAGGACGGAAAAGTATGGTGGTTTGATCAACGATCAATGTTTCAGTGGTCACAGAAGGAACTGGATATTCGCAATCCGTATACTCGGACACTTCTATCAAAGGATGATACCCGGCGTTTACGCAACTTGTGTATTTACCGCAGGAAACGAGGTATTCCACTTTACCATGAAGGCCAGTATCCTTCTATGACCGTGATTGAGCGTCGTGATAATAAATGGCTCCGTATTGCCCAAATCCTTCGTGAACAGGATCACAATATTCACCATGAGCACTTTATTTCCCTTGATTATCCTCACCTAATGATGATGATCAATACACTCACAGAAGATACGCGGTGGTGGCATTCACACACATCGGATCCGAGCGTGTACAAATACCATAACTGGTTGAAAAATATGAGAAATGTCATGCACACATACGAATCCATGACGCGTCTCAGTTGTGATATTGGAATGCTACTTCTATCAGCTCTCTATGATGTGAATGCACCGGGTGAAATGGCTTACTATGTTATCACAGCCTACAACCGGGCTTCATCAGTGATACTTCCCGAGTTTGATTGAAGTATTACGTGGCTCCCACTGCGAGATTCCAGGAAGGCTTGGACTGCTTCTAAGTCCGCAGGATCAATCTTTAGAATTGTAGAAGCAACCTGCTCCTCCTTCTTTGGTTCTGTGACTACAACTCCGCCATCCTCAATCACCTCTCTAACAGCCTCGGCTTTAACTTCCTCTTCCTTCTCCTCTGCAATCGGTTCAGGAGTTATTGCTCGGCGAACTGGGGGAGGAGGAGCAATATCAATTTTCCGAGAAGAAGCAGGGGGAGGAGGAGACGTCTCTGGTGTAACAGATTCCGGTCTTTCAGCTGGGGTCTCTGTATCAATATGCGGAACCGTTGCTGAAGGAGCGATTCCAACAAGATCCTGTATTTCCTTAGGAACAATCTTATCCTTGATGCTCTGAGGGACCATATCGCTTAGGTTCCTCACGCTGTCTGGAATCTGTATGTTTTTGAGTACGCTCTTGGGATCGTTGACCATCGCGGTCACTGATCCGAGTGGGTCACGCTTGAAATTATCGATTGTGGACTGGGGAATCATACGACGACACCGCTGTGCCCATCCCGCGGGAAGGTACCGTCCGGCCGCCAGAGCTACCGCCACAATAATCAGGGCCAATGTACTTCCAAGCAGTGCGTTCGTGGTTGTCATGTTTGTCCCTTGAACGTCTACCACCACAATGGGGAGGGTGGCGTTCTGAGTAGGGCTGTATGTCGGAGTTGTGGTAGGGAACGCAGTTGTATAAAACTGCGGAGTCGACGTCGCCGACATTGCTGTGCTTATATTATTCACCTGCTGGAAACTTTGAGGAGACGCACTCATCGTAAGTGTTGTAGATGACGTCATACTCATACTCATACTCATACTCATACTAAAACTACCGCTTGGAGATCTACTTGTATGAGAGCTCATAGACGGTGTCACACTAGACGTCTGTGATAGAGTTTCAGTTGGAACCATGGAAGAACTTAAAGTTGCCGATGGGGTAGAAGATAGGGAGATGGTGTCAGTTGAAGATGAAGATGAAGATGAAGATCTAGATGTTGAGAGCGATAGGCTAGTAGATGAAGACGATGATGCTGTAAGAGACGTAGTTAGAGAAGGTGAAGGTGAAGCTGTAGCACTGATAGAAGCAGTAGGGGCGAGTGTTGCAGAAAGAGAAAGGCTTTGGCTTTGGCTTAATGTGGAAGATCCAAACCCTGACGTAGTTGAACTAGAAGATATGGTTATGGAATTGCTGAATGATATGGAAACACTGGACGATGAAGAAGGAGTTCTATTAGGAGATGTCGATGGTGAAACACTGGAAGTGGAACTGGAAGAGGTAGTAGAAGATATACTTGTGCTTTGGGATACAGCAGTTGTTGGTGAAGTGCTAGAACTCGAAGATGCAGTAGCAGAACCGGTTGTGCTTTGAGATACCGCAGTTGTTGGTGTGACACTAGAAGTAGGACTTGGGCTCGTGCTTTCCGATACAGCTGGTGTTACGCTAGAACTAGAACTCTGAGACACTGTGACTATTGGTGACACGCTAAAACTTGGACTCATGCTTTCCGATACAGCTGGTGTTACGCTAGAACTAGAACTCTGAGACACTGTGACTATTGGTGACACGCTAGAACTTGTACTCGTGCTTTCCGATACAGCTGGTGTTACGCTAGAACTAGAGCTCGGGGAGGCAGTTGCAGATACGCTTGTGCTTTGCGATACAGCAATTGTCGGTGAACCGCTCGTGCTTGAACTTGCAGAATCTGTAGCAGATACAGTTGTACTCTCAGACACTGTGTTTGTTGGCGAACCACTGGAGCTCGAAGATGCGGTAGCAGATACAGTTGTGCTCTGAGATACGGCAGTAGTCACACTTGGACTGGATGAAATGGTTCCTGATACACTAGAACTGAGACTCCGAGACATAGATACTGATGGAGAACTGGAAATCGCAGGGCCAGCTCCAACTGACACAAACGCAATATTTGACGACTGATACCAGAATGCCGTAGTGGGATCTGTTTCCCCCACCGTGTAGAACGACCCTGTTGCTTCAGGCATCAGACTGTCCCAGAACCACGGAGATAAACTCGGCACTCCCAAAACAAGGTCTATGATTCCCGGCGTTGCATTGTAGAACGCCAGGACATACTCCACATCTCCTCCAAGAACGTAAGAGGATATAGGGTCAAGATCCGTGAATGTTGCAACTTGCTGAGGATATGTCGGGAAACTCCCTGGAGATACCACGGAAAATGTCTTTGATGCCAAAATACTTGAACCTGGAAAACTTCCTCCAGCCACATCCATGAGAGCAATTGTGAACGTCGCCGTTCCTGCAGCCAAAGGCCAATATTGGAACGAAATCCGGTTAATCCCCATATTCGGGAAAGGATACGGCGTCAAGACGTTTAGGGCCTGGACTGATGTATCAAGTGAATTATGACAGCACCCCGTGAGACTCTGGAACCACGGGAGGTATGGCGTCTGCGTTGGCGATACTGTAGAGGAGACCGACGGAGCTATTGAACGGGTTGTAGACATACTCATCGTCGTAGAGGGAGTTCGCGAAGGAATAAAGATCGTGGATGCAAAAAAGTAGGCACAAAGGGGACTCTGGGTTGTATACGTTGTTGTTTGAGGAGATCCGTATGTGTATACAATCGTTGCGTACCGATTGATTGTGCACCCCCCAGTGTTATCTCCACCGGTGTAGGTGCATGTGCAAGTGGTAGATGTTTGCGTACAGGTCGGATTCGCTCCGATAAACTGTTCGACGGGCGGTGTGAGGTCGTGCGTGACGTTCACCCAGTGTCTTACATGGTATGTAGCGGTGGCATGCACAACCGTAGTCCACACTCCCGTGAAATATGTACGAGCATCCGAGCATACTCCCGTAGATGTAGCAGTTGCTGACACAGACATTGAGCGTGACACGGATGGAGCCCGAGAAGCACTCATACTCCTGGACGTGGTGCGCGAATCGGTCCGACTCCCACTTTCCGACCTAGAACTCGTTCGGTCCGTTGATTCGCTGGCGGACACGCTCCGACTCGCACTGACCGACCTCGAATCCGTTGGGTCTATTGATCCGCTCGCGGATACACTCCTCGATACAGATGTAGACTCAGTCTCCGAAGCCGTCAAACTTGGCGACACCGGAGATTTTGTGAGAGACGGGGTTGGCGTGGGAGAAGGAATGATAGCGGTATACGACATGAAAAACACGGATCCTGAACCGAGATTGATCATGTTAGCACCGATCTGCGATCCGCCAGAATTGTAGAAGGTTACTTGCCATATACCCGTTTGTTCCGTGGTTCCCACCGCGGTTCCCGAAAAGTCCATGTAGTACCATTTGTTGGCGTTCGCACACGAGGGTCGACCGCATGGAGAGTTGTACCATGAGTATCCCGCTGTCGCTACTTGAACAGCTAGATCGCATCCAGACCCACAGCACGCGACTGCAGAGGAAGTTGAGAGACGAGAAGTAGCAGTATTTCCGTCCAGCTGGATAAACGCAGGAAGGGTGTTTGTTCCGTAAATTGCAAATGCAATCTGCTTGACTTTCAAGCCCGTAGCACCGGGAGGGAGGGACTGGCCAAGAATCACGTTCAGGGCACCAGAATCTGTTCCACAACCAAGTGTGGATGCCGAGAACCCGTTCCAGTCGTAATCCACGATCTGTCCGGTCACAAACGAGACCGCCGCGAGAAGTAATGCCCTAAGCATGCTTACCACCTTTGTCTAGAACAAAGACGAAACGCACTGAATAAAAGGACTTAGGGATTTTTAAGATTTTAAGCTCAAAACGAAACTTTTGGCTAGAGGACTTTTTGAAATCCGGCCAAGGGTTGAGTTTCCTGCAAAAGGTTCAAAATTCAAAAATTAAATTCCTGCATACCCCCCCCCCTAGATGAATTTTGAACTTGAAAGCGTTTGCGGAAACTTTTTGCCGCTGAAAAAAAACGGGATAAATACCCCCTTTTCAAAAAACTACCCGTCTATGTCTAGAACATTCTTGTTCTACGCATAGCTGTTTACGTAAGAGGACAGCATGCTAAAATTTCACTAATTTCTCAACCCCCAAAATTGAACACGCGGCGGGGCGACCGATCCTACAATTCTAGGTGCGATAATCTTTCTCATATTTTCATCTCGTGACCTATTTACGGGGTGGCGCGCCATAGTATACATAACCCGCGTTAGAAATGTCCGCAAAGCCGTCTCACTCCAATGCAAACATGAGCACCGAGCCGAAGACCGTGAAGAAGACCGTCGCCAAGAAGGCCGCTGCTGAGGCCCCCGTCGCTGCCCCTGCCCCGGCTCCGGCCGCTGCTGAGGCCAAGCCCAAGGCTGCTCGCAAGACGGCCGCCAAGACCGAGGTCGTTGTCCCCACGGTCGCTGCCCCGACGCCCGCCCCTGCCCCGGCTGCGACGGAGGGTGCCGCTGTGGAGTCGGCCCCTGCCTCGATCGGCAGCGTGGTTGAGCGCCTGCGCGAGGTACGCACGCGCCTGGCCAACGAGCTGAAGGAGATCATCGCCGATGCGCTCCTGGCCGCCAAGGCCTCGGCCAAGCAGGTGAAGGAGGCGGGCAAGAAGCGCCGCGTGAAGAAGGACGTTGCGGACATGACGGCTGAGGAGAAGGCCGCGTGGGAGCTGCGTCGCTCGAAGAACGCCTTCCTCAAGCCCCGCGGTCTGTCCACGGAGCTGTGCTCGTTCATGAGCCTGCCCGCTGGCTCCCAGCGCTCCCAGACGGAGGTCACGAAGTTCGTGTCCAACTACGTGAAGACGCACTCGTGCTTCGACCCCGCCAACAAGCGCCACATCATCCCCGATGGTGTTCTGTCCCGCCTCCTGCGCGTGACGGACAAGGACACGGTCACGTACCTGAACCTCCAGTCGTTCCTGAAGGTCCACTTTCTTAAGGCCTAAACACTGGGACGAATGGAGTGATGACCCCCAACCCTAAACTCTAAAAAGCAAATACAAAAGCAGGTAGTCCTCTAGACAGGGGTCTACCTATTTTTTTGGTATGATTGTCTCATAAAAATGGATCGCTCTCAACCTTACGTATATACTGGTTGAGTATGCAATGATGGGGATACATAACACTATTTGTGGGTTTGTTTATAAAGTTCTTGATGGCTGTGCTTCCATTATACCAGTGAATACCAATCGTATGTTCGGTTACCCTGTTCACTCCCCCTGCTATTTTTAGTATTTCATTTATAGCCTGTGGTTCATAAGGATATATGATACCTGTAGTTAAACGAGTCATACGTATCAATAAATGACTGTTATCAATAAACATAGTTGTCCATAAGGTGGGGCCAATTTTCTGATAGCCTCCAGGCTCCATGACTAACTGTTTTGCACGAGTAAATAGCATCTTCATAATATCTATTTTTGGACGACACGCTACAAACCCTGTAGGAATAGAGTATGAATAGCAGAAATAGAACAATTCAGTTGGAGATATATCGAACAAAAAACGCGGAATTGGGCGTATAAACAGGATATCAAAATCAAACCAAACGCCACCATGTTCATATAGTTTAGCGATACGCAGAAAATCTGCCTTGTGGACAACCGATATATCATTTGAAATATTGTACTCCTCCTGAAAATCTACATGCACTATTTTTATTCGAGAAGCAAAAACATTTAGTGATGAAAATGGGACTGTGTTTACGATCGGAACATTATGTTCCCCTGTTTTCCAATCAACAAGAAGTTCTTTAGATGATGAAGAGGTATAGACTATGATCTCTACCCCTGGATTGTATTTTACAAGCGAATATATTGTATAATAATGAAGTTTTGAAAATTGCGTACCCTGCCAGAAGGTGAAACAGGTCTTGGGAATAGACCACATCACGTTTAACGTGTTTACATTGTTAACGAGTAGTAATATAATGTTGGATAAACGTATTCTGCTCTTCGGAGGATCCGGATCTCTTGGGAATAAGTTTATAGAGACGTATCTTTCAGGAAACACGATAACGAACTATTCACGCGATGAGTGCAAACACTGGCAGATGAGCCTAAAGTATCGTTCGGAGAATCTCAAGTTCATTATTGGAGATATCCGTAACTATGCAGGTGTAGAAACTGCTATCCTGCGGTTTCAACCTCATATTATTGTTATCATGGCAGCTCTCAAGCATATTGATCGGTGTGAATATGCGGTAGAAGAGTGTATCCAGACAAATTGCGTAGGTCCAATTAATGTAGTCAATGCGGTCGAGAAAAACAACGATAGGCTAACAGATCTTGAGTGTGTTGTGATGGTCAGTACAGATAAGGCATGTGAGCCTACAAATGCATATGGTATGGCTAAGGCACTTGCTGAAAGCGCAATTGTTGAGAAGTCTCTTTATGTAAAGAACCGCAAGTTTGTGAATATACGGTACGGAAATGTTCTGAATTCTAGAGGAAGTATTATTCCGATCCTACACGAAAAAGGTAGCGATCCCAATATTAAAGAGTTTACCCTTACTCACAAGGATATGACGCGGTTTGTCATGACGCTTGAGCAGAGCGTACAGTTGATTGAACATGCAATTACGCATGCAGAGTCTGGAGATACCGTAATACCGCAGCTTATTTCTATGAAGCTAGTAGACTTGATGGATATCTTTTCAGAAAAATACAATAAGCCTGTCGTGGTTACCGGTCTTCGGCCAGGAGAAAAGATGTTAGAATCTCTGATCAGTGAAACTCAGTCAATGCGATTAGTTGATGGTTCCGATGGGTATAAGTATATTAAGCCGCCGTACAAGAATCTCCTTGTAACGGAGAATATACGCAATTATAACAGTCATATCAATCCACTCAACAGGGATGCGTTACGTATTTACCTAGATGAGATAAATATATTATAAATAAAATGAAAATCGTCGACTGTTTCATGTTTTACAACGAACTTGAAATGTTGAAGATACGCTTTGAAGAACTCTACGATATTGTAGATGCATTTGTACTTGTTGAAGCCACTAAGACGCATAGTATGGGAAAACCTAAACCGCTATACTATTCAGACAATAAGCATCTTTTCGAGAAGTATGCCGATAAGATAGTTCACATTGTTACAAATTTTGAAGAGAACTATCCGTTCGCAAAGGATATTACCGGGGTAAATGAACACTGGTTTCGTGAAATCTATCAACGAGAATGCATTGTTATCGGGCTAGATAAACTGGGATTGAGTAATAATGATATTCTCATGATATCGGATGCGGATGAAATACCAAATCGCAATACCGTTATCGGTATTCGTAATAATTCTCCTCGCATTCGCAGTGCAGTATACTCTCTTGTAATGAGCCTGTATTACTATACGATTGAATTTACAACTCCTCGGAAATGGTACCATGCAAAAGTTGTGAGGTATGATACCCTTAAGAATTTTAAACTTTTATCTGCAATTCGTCTGTCTCACTTGCCTCCTGGTAGTTTTCTACCATCTGTAACTCAGTCCTATCACAACGAAATTATTCCAGATGGCGGGGTTCATTTGAGTTATTTTGGTGGTATGGATGCTATTAAGACAAAGGTAGAAAGCTTCGCGGAGAGTACTGAGTATACAGAGCCTAGTAAAGATATAGATCACTTGCGTAGGTGTTACGATGCCGGACTTGTTCATTTCAACGGGGAGAAACTCATACGTATCCCAGTTGCGGAGAACGAGAATATTCCTCTCTATTTTAAGAACATGCGCGTTTAATGATCATACATGTTTCGCGTTCTTTCGCTAACAGACTATGAAGACTATCATTGTCTCATTAATGAGTTCCGTCCTACGTCCTTTACGTTTGAACAGTTTGCGGAGATTCTCCATACTATTCAGAAGTCCGGCAATATTTGGGTGTACGAAGAAGAGGGGACGTTATTGGCAACAGCAACAGTTATCTATGAACATAAATTTATCATGAACACATGTATCTATGCACATGTAGAAGACGTCTGTGTACGAAGTTCACATCGTCGTAGGGGTATTGGTCAACGGATGATAAGGCACATAATAGATGTGTCTCGTCACTGTTATAAAATTACACTCGACTGTGCTGACTCAAACGTGGCTTTTTATCAATCGTGTGGATTAGAACGTAGAGGTAATCAAATGTGTCAACTACTTTAGAACAAAGGGATAACCTTCTGTCGGCAGCGACTAAACCACCAAATACACTCTGAAAATGTGCTCAACCTACTACATACAAGGTAGTCACACTTTGAGGATGCTAACATGTTAATCGCAGCAAAGCGTAGATCTGATATCTCAGGACGTTGACGATATATTATTACGTTGTATCCCTCTAGAAACTTGATATACTCGGGAAGCACATTCTCGTTATCTGCGCTCAGAAGAATGGTCTTGCAGTCCGGTAAAAATGTCTCGATTGCAGCCTTGTATGTTTCAAAGTTATACATACGCCTACCTGGTTCATCGGTGCGGCTGGTCAGATTCGGTGGATCGTACTTATGGGTCCATGTTCGGATGTTTACGGTCAAGACCGGATGTATGAATTGATATTGCAGCTGTTCCACCTCCTGCAGAACGACAGGATGCCATTTAATCTTGTCTATTCCGCTCATTATTCGGTTGTAGACCCTATCACAGATAAGTGAGCGATCAAAAAACCAATCGATGGTCTTCTCTGCGAATAGATACTTTAGCTTGGGGTTCTCCCCCGGGAGATCAATTTTATTCGTGCGATTGAATTCGTTAATAAGATCCTGTTGTTCGTTTCCCTCCTCCGATAGGATAAGAAATCTACACGATGTAAATGGTTCTCCGTACTCGTGCGGTCCATGGCATATATGTTCATCTTTGAGAACCTGACTGTAATCTGTTGGGTGATGTACATCATTGCGACACCGTATATTTGTGGGACCGATACTTAACGCGGTTATAAACGATTTTAGAACGTTACAAAATCCACTGAGGATTTCTATGGTGAACATATGGTTATGTTGTAGTTAGTCTCACCTCGTATAAATGATTTAATAGATAGACCGTTTAATAGATAATATGTCAAGCGACAAATTTTCTGTTAGTCGTACATTTGGAAAACACTCGGTTGTAACCTATGACGCATCTATGTTTGATTTTCGCGGTTATTTCGAGAACTTATATTCAACATCTGATCTAGAACACCTAGACTCCACAAGCCATAGTGGAACAAATCTTCAAGATATAGAGACAGATCTCCATAAACGGTTTTATCACGACATCAAAACGCGGCCAGACTTCAAAGAGTTGTACTGCAACTTCGTAAAACACATATACTCTCAGTTTTATCCCGATGAAGAGTTCATGATTTATCAATCATTCCCAAGTGTTCGCTTTCAGTTTAAGAATAATACGGTTGTTCCGCCGCATTACGATTCAGACGAAAAGGGCCGTCACCCAATCGGTGAAAACAATTTTTTGGTTCCAATTACATCAATGTACAGAACAAACCGTTTGTTCATAGAATCAGAACCAGGAAAGAAAGATTTTAATGGTATAGACATGAACTACGGTGAACTATTTATGTTTGACGGAAACCGATGCACTCACTACAATCAAAGGAATATAGAACCGACTCTTCGTATTTCACTTGACTTTCGAACAATACGATGCTTAGATTACACTGCCTACTTGCGAAATAAGGATATCACTATTACAAATCCCCGCGATCCTGATCAAGTCCGCAAGCCAGTTAAGATGGTGATTGGCGGTTATTATCAGGCAGCACGTACGACCTCTTCACTATCAGAAATGATGCAATGGCACACGCAAAAAGAGATGCTTCTACAGTCGCGTCCAAATTTTGATATCAGCGAAGCAACGGCGTGCTTTGACTACATGAAGGATGGAGTAAATTTTGTAACCGAGTACCAACAGACTACAAAACTAGAAGAGATGATTGCTAAATTTATAGGCGTTAAACACGTACTAATGACCACAAGTGGAAGTATGGCCCTTGCTCTTGCACTCATGGGATGTGGCATCGGTCCCGGAGACGATGTTATTGTTCCAGATTTTACTATGATAGCAACGATCAATGCAGTGAAGATGGTTGGAGCAAATCCAGTCATAGCAGACGTGGACTGTAAAACATATACCTTGACGCGCGAGCTCATAGAACGATACCGAACACCTACAACCAAGTGTGTCTTGTTTGTGTCTCTTAACAACCGTCAGGTAGATTTGGAGAACATTGCACAGTACTGCCTAAGTACGGGATTATGCCTAGTCGAAGATGCTGCCCAGTCTTTAGGAGCAACCGTACGAGGGAAACACTTTGGAACATTTGGATGTGTTGGCTGTTTTTCGTTGAGTACTCCGAAAATTATCAGTACAGGGCAGGGTGGATTCGTGGTAACAAATGATGATACACTAGCGTCCAAAATGATGATGATCAAAAATTTTGGACGAAAGACGGGTGGTGTTGATAATTTTGAGTTGTTTGGTCTCAATTTAAAGTTTACAGATATACAAGCTGTTATTGGAATTGAGCAGATGAAGAAACTTCCGCAGCGCGTGTCTCTAATGCGTGAAATTCAACAGGCTTACTTTACAGAAATCCAAAAAATCTCGTCAACGCATATACGAATGATTCCGTCTGAAGACCCGGACTACGTACCTTGGTTCATCGATGTATATACCGAACAGCGTGACCAACTTGCTGACTTCCTGAAAAAGCATAATATCCAGACACGCCCTACCTATCCTGCAATCCATACAACTCCCATGTATAGATCGGATAAAGCCTATCCAAACGCATCTTACGTATCGCAGAATGGATTATTTCTGCCGACCCACACTCTGTTGACGCCAGCGGAAATACGGTATATCTGTACACTGATCGCGTGCTTTTTTAAATGAACTTGACGTACCTATAGAATATCTGGCATCCAGGCTCATGTGATATAGATGAAGTTCGTCTCTTGAAGACAACACTTGTATCACTGGGTCCTAAGTCATAGGGATATGTTTCTTCCGGTAGTTTCCTATGGACGCTTCCAGAATGCGGATTTTTCTCCCAAGGTTCACTCCAGTTTTCCTCCCACTTTGCGAGAAAATGACTTCGAGTCTTTGACTGATCCCACGAAGATGGTGTTTCGATATATTTCACGCTTCGTTCTTCATAGATAGATATTCCAGCTTCGCTAACTCGTCGTACCATATCGCAATCTTCATATCCTCCGCCAATATAGCGTTCATCAAAAAATCCAATACGCCTGATTAACTCTTTCTTAAAGCCGAAAAATGCAAATGAGAATAGCGCAACTAGTCCATACCCCTCATTGATCAGGTCAACGGTTCGTCTAACATCTAGAGGCGTTGGCCTGACTTTATGAGAGCATATAATGATGATTTCATTCTCTGCGCTCATAATTGCGTCATTACACACTTTAGAAAACGAAGGATACCCGGGAGCATGGAATACCTTGCACTGTAAGGGGAAGATACTTTGTTGAACGGGTTCTGCAAGGTGTGTGTCGCGTGTTACTATAATAATTGATGTATTCTCCATCGGGTATATATAAACCAGATGTATTTATAGCTAAATAGATTGAAGATCAGATACAAGCTGTCCCCATTTCTGCATAGAAATCTCTGTAGAATACTTACCAATATAATAATCACGAGGTGAAAACAACTGGGGATTCTGGAGAACATACCGTATCTTCTCAGGGAACTCGTTATCATTCCATGCAATAACCCCCCATGCAATATCATCCTTATCATCTAAATATCGGCTTAAAGGCCGAGAAACCATTGGGATATTGCATGCGCCGATTTCAATCCCTGCTATGTGCTCTTCTTCATTCCCAGACGTACATATTGCACATATTGATGAATTTATGAGTAGTCTCACAACTCTGGCGGATACTTTGTTAAAAATCCGAACACGATGGCGATGCGCAGGTGGAATTTTTGCTAGAGTCGTGTCATCCTTCATCACCAAGCAAAAATTTAGCTCCGGCATTTTATGAATGATATCTAGAACGCGATGGAATCCCTTCTTTTCAATAGAGGAATCTCCAATAAAAATTACAGAATTTGGCAGGACGTCTGGATGATGATCGTTTGACGGTTTAAAAAAGTTAAAGTCCGCTCCATTCTGAATAATCTTTACACACTTGGGATTGATACGGTCCTTGTATGCGTTGTATGTAAATTTGGAGGGAAACACAACAGCATCGCAGGAGTTTATTACGTCTGTCTGCATTGGATTGTTCATAGTATCTTGAATTAGACAGAACGTTGGAATATTGATGTTTAGCTTCCTGAAATACGAACCATTGCGAATGATATACTTTGGTTTTACTTCGGCGTTTGCATAGTCACTTTCAATCTTGTTTGCGAGGATAGAATAGTCAGTATACCCATCTGTCTTATCTTCTAGTCCAGGAATTGCGTTCAACAAATTATGCCAGAGTGTTTCAGTTCCAGGTATACACGTGAGACAATCGTTTACCAGCCAACCTTTCATTTTCATGTATAGAAGTAGTCTATTTAAATAGAAGTATAAATCTTATATAAATGCTTTACTATCATCTAATTGGTGCTCTCGCGTCTATCTACAAACCGGGTGTCTATGTTGAACTTGGACTCCATATTGGGGATACCTTTCAAGAAGTTCAGCCTCATGCACGAGTTCTTTACGGAATTGATATCGTAAAGAATGCTCAGCTTGAAAGGTTTCGTAAATTTCCAAATGTAAATATTCACTATTGTACAACGGATACCTTTTTTGATAACTTCAATGAAAAAATAGACATGGCGTTTATTGATGCCGATCATTGTTTTGAAAGCGCAAAGCGAGACTTTGATAACGTTCTTTCTCGCCTAAATCCAGGTGGGGTTATTTTGCTACACGATACCGACCCAGAGAACGATTCTCTTTTTAGTTCCGATCGGTGCGGTGATGCATACAGGATCGTCTCTATTCTAGAAGACCATCCTGAACTGAACATAGTAACACTGCCCATATCGAACACTGGAATTTCCATTGTAACACGAAAGAACGAAACACGAACATCTTTTCGTCAACTATTGACCAAAGCGTAGACGTATATTTTTTTCTATGGTTTCATCGGTTAGTGTGGATGTCTCCGAAGTGGTCGCATAGTTTGCATCATAGTGATAAAGAACTTTATCGATACGAAACTGCGTCTTTATTTCAAGGCATGCTCGCTTTACCCAATCTGTGTCTTCACAGTTCTTCATATCTCGGAAACGATGATTTTTTGAGATTGAGCTCTTATAGACCATTGTATGAGCTGGTTTGCCCCGCCATTCCTTTCCTCCCAAAATATCACCATATTCAAATTCAATACCATACTTGCACAGTTTTGGAGGACCACCGTCAACTTTACATATACAGTTGAATACTACACAATCTACTCCTGGATTAGTTTGAAGGGCATTCATGATCTCTGAGACATAATCATCCGCTATACGATCATCGTCGTCAATAAATACGGCATACTCGCCCTGTACGAGATCTAGCATTTCATCTCGTTTCTTTCCAATTGACCGTTTTTTATTATCAAAAAACGAGATCAATTCAATATTGTTATACGGCCTCGTCTGATCTAACAGCTGTTTCATCAGACGTGGATAATAGGACGTTAAACGACTTGGAACTGTAGGGACCAAAATCGTAAGTTTTATGCTCATTTGGTTTGTACTGATAGTTTGTATTATATTTAAGTTAATTAGACGTATCGCGCATTTCGCCTTCCTGGAAATGATACACAATACTATCAAATGCGCTCCAGTGGTGAACACCAATTGTCTTGAGTTTTTCTATAAACACGTAATCGCCAGGTATACATCGTTCGTTTAGGCGTGCGTATACTGGATTGAATATATCAGACCCAGGGACAATATTTCCTTCCGGATAGTAGTTTATCTTCTCCAAATGTGCTTTCTTAATAAGACACGGCATATACAGTCCACCAGGCATCAGATTATTGTTGGACATCCGAGCAACATACCGTAGAAACTCAGATTCATTATAATCATCGGGAACATTTCCAAAGTTCCGCTCGATTCCGTACATGCCGCTCCTCATAATGCCCCTCTCAACCAGGCGCGAATTAATAATTTTTGTATCATCGATCTTGTTCATCAGATTATCCAGCCATCCAGGGGAAAACGCCATATCGCTATTGATAAAAACAACGTACTCACCCTTCGCATGACGACCGGCCGCGTTCCACGCACGATACACATTATTGATATACCATTCCCGTCGCTGCTCTGGCGTGTTGTTATGGATATAATGCGGAATATTGTGATCCTTGAGATAATCTAAAACGGCTGGGCATGCATCATTCGCTACAAAGTAAAACTCCTTGTCCGTCATATCGGTATGCTTCATCAATTGGTCGTAGACAAACCGAAGCCATCGCGTGCTCTTGTATATCAAACATGCAATTGATACTTTTACCATTGTACTAGTTATTTTGTAGTCTGTAAACATCTTTATACTTCTCCGGATCCGCCCTCAGAAGACGCAGCTTATCCTTTTCTACATCTGGGGTATCGTTGGGCCTAGCAACAAAGTATGCCTTCACGCGCTTATTTGTATCATTGTAGTTCTCACTGAGATAGGAAATAGTGACGAAAATACGACACGCGTCAGAAGGACAATTCGCAACAACTGGGTTTCCATGCCATGCATAATCGTTACATGTAAACATCACCGCGCGGTTGAAAAGAGGGGCAATAGATGCTACCTTCTCGTGTAGACATGGAAACTCTATTCCAGCGCTGTCCCCCCTCCAGGCCTCAAGATGACACCCATACTCCTCTTTCCAGTTTGAACTTAGATAAAGTCCCAGTGTGACCTGTTTCTTCTGCTTAGTGATTGGATGAAGCCCTGCATCTACATGAATATCGAGCTTATCGCCATTCTTGTACTTGTGAACTCCCCAAAAGTTACGTGTAGGATCAAGACATAGATCATAACCACATATATCTGATAGATGATCCACAAACTCTTGCGATTCAAATTGTTTAAAAAGTTCAGCAAGTTTCGGGGGAAACGAGTACTTATCGCGGAGCGTATACTTCTGCTCAAATGGGTTATCGTAACGATCCCATTCACTATCCGAAATATTCAAGATCTCTTCCTGGATATTTGAGGCATTCTCTACGAAGTTGTCCTGATATACATACGGAAACGGCTGAGTGCTCGTATACGTGTCCGTAGATATGCCGAATTTCATTATGTATAGCGTTCAACAAGTCTTAAAGTAGTTAGAAATATGATCAACAATAAGGGTACTTGTCTCACCATTTCCAAGCCATTCGGTACTCATTGCGCGTTCTCCCTTTTTGATCGAATCAATCCATGCAAAGACCTCAGCATGATTCTCATTTTCAAGGTTGAGACGAACACTGCAGTTGTAGGTATAGCTTTGTGGTCTCTCTGTGAAATCGCGGGGAACAACTACTGGAGTCCCAACTAGAGCAGGCTCCTCTTGCCCAGTTCCGCTATCACTGATAATGAAGGGGCAGTTGTATACTGTCTGAATATATTCCTTATACGCCATCAAGGGCACGAGTTCAACACGCCCAAGATCAATACCAAATGCATCAAGTGCATCCTTGAGCCTCTTAAAGTAAAGAAGACGAACTGGAACACCAAACCTATCAATACAGCAATTCGCAAACTGGATTACATGGCGGAGTCTGTGTTCAAACTTGAAATTCTCCGGCCGATGAATATCCATCAGGATACAATTATTTGTCTTCGGGAGTGCACAGATAGCGTTACGAATCTCCTGCATTGGCTCTACAACCGTATTTCCAACTACAAATACGTTCTTAGTAATATTCTCGAGAGCCAGTTGCTGAGCATAGTCTGGATGATACACGAAAAGGATATCACTGCAGTGGTCACATACAGTCCGGTTGATCTCTTCTAACATGCGGCGGTCATAGGAGCGCATACCGGCTTCAATATGCCCAATACGGTACCCCTCCTTCTTCAGGGGGAATGATACCCCTGCAGAGTTGGAGTCTCCTAGAAAAAGGATAAGGTCAGGCTGAATATTGTTCTCCTTGAAGATACGAGGTATTGCAGTTGTTAAGTAACTTAACTGATCAAAATGAGTCACTGACTCTCGACCTGTGTTCAGAATAAAATCGGGTTTCCGAATTCCAAGTTCTTGAAAGAAGACATCAGACAAAGCTGCATCGTAGTGTTGTCCAGTATGAATAAGAATATGGTTAAACTTCTTATCCAGTTCTTGGAAAGTATACGCCATTCGAATAAAATCAGGACGAATCCCAGTAATAGTCACAACGGTCTTCATTGCTAATCAATAGCATTCTAACCTTTAACTTCATATCTGTAGAATCTCCTTATACTGTCCTGTCTTTTCATAATGTTTCTTCTTTTCTTCAAATACTAGATCGTTTAGTGGAAGCTTGCTCCCCCACGCAATCTCAGAGGGTGTATGGTAGAGATGGATTCCTCCACACTTAACATGTTTATGTTCTACCGAAGTGGTGTGTATTCCAAGGGAGTCTATACGTAGAACAAAATCATCGTCGTCGTATGCGTTTCCGACACTATAATCATAACTAAAACCACCGATTTTATTGAATGTCTCCCTTGTAACAGCGGTCAAAAAATGGAATCGTGCATTTCGATGCAGGGCTGATTGATACCAGCTGTCTCCGGCAAATACTTCTTTATCTGAATATATATCCGTGTTGATCATGGATCTCGAATACACAATATCATTGTATTGAAGTCCCTCTGTAGTTTTTACATCAAAAATCATGTATGAATTATCACTGACGTTTGTATGAACATACTCAACTACATTTCCCACGTGACATACTTCAGCGTTCTGGATAATAACCTTACCCCCTTCTATAAACTGAAATCCAATATTGTAATTAATGCACGGGTTCCCCCACATCTTTTTATGAGGAAGTATACTGATAAAATCAATGGTAAATGGATAACTTTGAAGAATATTAATACTTATAGGATCCGATGTTGAGTCATCAACCAAAATAACCTGCACGTTCTTGTACCTATCTCGGGAAATAGTGCTCAGTGTATAATATGTTTGCTTCGAACGGTTAGATGATGTCATTACAATTGATACAGTTTCAGGCGTCAGCGCCTGTTTCTGAATTCGGGTGTGTTGATAAAAAATACCTGTTTTGAGATTACGTTTAATATAAGCAATCTTCTGTCGATTGGATAAAAGTGTTTCTATTTCAAGACGTGTGGTACTCCCTGCCCAATTGTATATAGGTTTTGCAGGTTCTGTTGTTATTTTCTTTACCGGTAGTGATATAGATCCGGCTACAAATCGTCCGCTTGTACCGGACCAACTCATTATACATCTAAAAGCGTAAATTTTCGTAAATCAGTTATCTGTGTACTTATCTCGGGAATGATAAACAGCGAAGGATGTACAGACATCAGAGTTTTATCACATACGTTTGGCCCCTCTGTCGCAACAATTGCTGTAGTACATTCAAAGACATCTTTGATCATGCATGCGAGATCATATTTACTTGCTGGTGAAGGAGACGCGATATGACGAACTCCTGACCAGAACAAGTTCTCTGCTATGATTTTTTCAATGACCTTACAATATTGAAGACACGTGATACCGTTCCACATATGGTTTGTCCAACCCTCTATACTTCCAGAGCTATTCTTGACGAATTCAAGAAATGATTTTTTATTTGATAGCTCTTCACCAATAATAGATGTGCGTATTACCGTGCAGCTTGGTTCACCCAAAGACTTGCTGAGCCCATAGTGTCCAGATTCATCATGCTCGTCAGTTTCTGTGTACATACCCCGCATTCCACTGAATACGCAATCAGTTGTGGGCTGTATCATACGGCATTTATACTTTTGGCATACTGACCATAGAAGGTGGGGAAATAGACCATTTACAGTGTAGTAATTCAACGGATTTTGATTCCTCTGTGGGATCGCACCGATACAGTTGATCACACACGTGGATTCATTAATCCCATGCTCTAAAAGAGCCTTTTCTATGTCTACACTTGTTGTTTTCTTCGTTACACGAAATCCGCGAACGACTTGGATATTGTTGAAATAGGAAGACACATATCGGCCTAGCATGCCGGTATGTCCAAAAAGAATAATATTTGTAGTCATATGTGATCAAACCTCGCAGGGGGTAAATACTTTATACCCTTTTAAATCTGTTGATCATATAGTCTCGATCATTATTGTTTGGTTGAACATTTTTACCGACTACAGACCTCCTAAAAAAATAACTTCGTCCACAGATGAATCGGTCTATAATAGAGCCTTCAATCTTATTTTTTAGATATATTTCTCCGGACCAGATATCTCCGATATTAAAGTAAATATCATCATAAATATTTGAAAGGTAGTCTAGCCTTGCAGCCCAACACCCATCGTCAAATGCCCATTTTCCTGATAGCACGAAATCTCTTGACGTGGAAGGATATATCTGTAGTGTATCTGTAGTATACACAGGAGACATAGATTGAACATGTGTAACCTCAAGTGGGGTCATTTCCATATTTAACATGTTATAGTCTCCAGTCTTGATAAAATTAACTAGTTCCGTATTCTCTTCTGGTTGAGAATATGCATCATCCTGCATAAATATAACCCGATCATACTTTTCAGCTCTGCATTTTTGGAGTGTTCGCTTAAATGTTTCGGTGTATGATATATCATTATACCGAATAATCTCAAGATTTTTGATCTCTTTAAAAAATTTATAGTTCAAAATAGTGTTCACGTAGTCATCTGAACAATTGTGGAACGAATAAATATTTTTATCAAATGAATTACGAAAGTCTATCTGATTATGATCGTAATTATGAAATCTAAAAAGAATATGTCTGTTATCTGAATACGTTTGACTAATCACGCAAATTTTTCTATTCATACTTGTCCTATAATAAAGTATGTGTATCTAAACCACTCAATAGATCTCATAACTATGATACCTATTGAGCCCTGTTACCAGGACTGTTATTTAGTTTTTAGTTTAAGTTATCACCACACACCACCAAACAGTACCACCGCCGTGTAACTGTTTAGTTGGAGTACGCGAGGCCGCCCATGCCCGACATGACGCGGAGCACGTTGTAGTTGACGGCGTAGATGCGCACCTTGGCCGTGCGCTGCTGCTGGACCGTGTTGACGGACAGCGTGAGG